TATATCATCAATCGAATCATTAGGACCATCAATAACCCAACAATTTGACAAACTAACAGGTAATGGATTGCCTAAACCTGACATAACAGAACCACCAGGTATGACATATTTAAAATTTTTAAATAACTTATATATACCTTCTTCATCCAATACCCCTCTATTATAACCATACTCAGACAATTTTAGTTTCAAATCATCATTTGTGTTATAATCATAGATATGTTCTACTTTGGCAAATTCTTTTGCCATTCGTTTATGCATATCATCAGGATTTAGTTCACTATATGTTCCATCATTGTTTTTTAAACAATATTTTTTAATCCAAGTAGTTGCCGCTAGTTCATCACTATCAAAGTACTTCAAGCAACTTTCATATACTTGGTCATATAAATAATTTTTACTCATAATTAAAACATTAAATTTTGTAATTTATAAATAAGCATCTGTTTTTATAAATTATAAGCTATAATATAAATTACTTCAACATTTACTATTTAATTTTTTGATTATCAAAAAGAAAAAATTTTTAAAAATTTTTATGATATAAAAACAAAAAACGAGCATATTTAGTATTCGTTTTTTAGTAATTATTTCTTACCAAGTCCGTTAATCACTTCTTTGGCAAGTTGTTCTCTTTGTTTTTGTTTATCCTCATTATATTCAACCATATTAAATTCGTCAATATTATCAGTACTGATTCTACATGTACCGTTATTGAACTCAACATTGTTAAATACTTTACCTGCTTTACCTGCACGATTTTTAAGAATTGCAATGGTTGCCAAATTACGTTCAATGCTTTCCATTGTACGAGCAATAGACATAATAATATGACCAATCTGAATTTTTTTC